CCATGGCCAACAGTAACATTGTTAACATCCCCACTTCTCCTGGCAGACCAAGCATTTTTAAAATTAGATGTTTTCTCTTGGTTAACCCTTCTTGCTGCTGGAACATTCATTCTTCTGGCGGATCGCAACCCTCTGCCTGAATCTGGAACATGGGCTTGAAATGTACCTTTAAATGCTGGATCTTTTACTACGGAAGTCCTCTCAATCGTCGCCAGTGGCAACCTTAACACTCCGCTCGAATCCCGAAGATCTTTGTCTTTTTTAATTTGATATGCTCTTTCCGCCGACACCCAAATAACTGGTACTTTTGACCAACCTTTGTTGGTATTAACATGTAGATTTAATTCTTTATCAATAAAACTAAACAGAGCTTGATCAATGGTCTCAAGTGTTGAGGGCATAAACTGCACTTCTTTGAGATTACCATCGGCATCTTTTATTTCAGTATATGAATAATCATGTGGCATCGAAAAGGCCCTCGCGTGCTATCACGCATTTAGCAGATATTTCCAATCTATGATCTATTTGACCAAAGAGTTGCTTAGGCTCTGCTAAAGTAACTATCTCGTAATATATCTTTCCGTACAAAATAAAGTCACCTTCCCTCACAAAAAGATCCTGATCCTCGGTTAAACGGCGCTTATGAAAGTGAATTGTAAGATTTGACTCTTTGTCAAGACCAATATTAGTATTATATTTTGTATTAATTCCTTCAAACTCAACTAAAGCATGAACCCTGACAGGAGGAAGAAATGTCTTTCGAATAGCTTCACCATAAAGATCGTGATAATTCGTTCTATCGATATCGAGAGGATAGTAAATAACAGTTTGCCCGATGACTCTTTCAATTAGTTCATCATTAACTTGTTTTACAAGATCTCTTTCCTTTTTACCCGTAAACAAAGGAGGCGGGGGAGCATCTGGCTGTGACCATTTATTTTTAGTTGACATCTAACTACCCCTGATATATTAGTAATGGTATCTCGCTTTGGATTGTATCTATAGCTTTTATCATATCTGCGTCTTGTTCGGCAAGAGCTTTATAAGTCATCTCGTCCAATATAGTCTTAAGCTCTTCTTTGAGAGCGTCTTGTTCAGCCTTTGCTTGACCAAGAAGATCAGCCGAATTTAAAGTAATACTATCGCCTGGGATTGGTATAGATCCTCCAAACTTGCCCCGTATTTGGCCCAGCATTTCTTTACAAAGGGCCAGGGTGAAACGGCGGATCCAATGTTTGCCAATAGAGTTAATGTTCTCGTATGGAATGTTCTCAAATGGCAAGGTATTTACGTTGTTTATGCCATCAATTCCATGCTTCATGTCGGATTCTTCTGTCCATGGTTCGGTATCTATTGTAAAGTTAATCCACATATAGCTTCCAAAAACCGTGCTGGGGGGCGGGAAGATCCTTATTTGATTATTCTTAATCTCATAAGAATAATGTGACAATCTTGTCCAAATGTGGTCTTCATAAGCCTGGGCTTGTAATTTATTGTGCCATGGCGGGATCAATTCAAAAGTTGTATCGTCTGAATATTGTCCATAATAGTTTAAGTTTCCTACAACATTGAGACCACCATAGTATCCATAAAATCTCCACATAGCTTTTGGACTTTTATAGTATACTTTATCAATTCTAATTTTCTTATTTCCGACCAAACCATTATAGGCGACGGCGGCGCTGGTCGCGTCATCGTTGTTGTTAGCAGAAGATCTAGATATAATTGTTTGTAAATCATAATCTTGTACAGAACTAGTGAGGGCGAATGAAGCCGAGTACATTGTTTTGTTCCCGGCAAAGCCAGCCTCACTAGCAATTCCTTCTCCGACGCGTCGGGCATACTTAATCTCAAAACGAGGAAAGGACAGATTAACAGCGGAACCAAGAGCATCGCCACCAATCATCTGCCCATCTTGGTCAAAAGTGCCAGTTGCAAAGCCCAACAAGCTACCAAGAACATTTTTAGCTTGGTGTTTGTTAATATGATAAGAATATTCTAAAACAGCTTCTTCATAAGCAGCGTAGACATTACCAACTGTGAGTTCTATGTCAAGAACGTCTCCACCTAATTTTTTATAAGTAAAAGCAACCTGATCAGATGCTCCATTAATAAAGTTTATATCATATAAGGCAGAAGTAATATCTGCATAGAGACCAAACGGGTAATGTACTGGGTTAGCTGCCCCGTTCCCAGTTATGGCAGTGCTTCCTGTGGAGGTTAAAACTACAGCACTTGTTGCAGAAACGGGTGTAAGCGTTGGTTTTGCCATCTATAGTCTCCTCCTATTTGCTTGCTACAAATACTTCTAAATCAACTGCGGCTGAGCCGGCCAGTGCGGTGATGTCTACTAAATCTGCTAAATGTGTTTTAAATGTAAGTGTTACATTGGTGCCACTTGCCGTCGCTTCACCATCGCTGGTTTGACCCGGCTCTGCGCCTAGAGTCATAGATGTTACTGCTCCGACTGTGTTAACTGCTGTAACTGCTGTGCCCGTTGGTATGCCAGTTCCACTTACAGATTGCCCAACTGCTATTTTTGAGCTTGAATCGCATGTGACGGTTGCAGATCCGCTTGTAGTATCACAAGTGGCATCTGTAAATGTTAATTCTTGCTGATTAGCGTCCATTGTGTCTGCAACGCCTGTATCGTGATCTCCATTGTATATGAAAGATTGCCCATAATCTAATTTTAGTGCGAATTCATCACTGTCTTCATCCCTAAATGTTAAAACAACATGATTTGCATCATCTAGGTTCGTTATTCTTATGTATCTTACGTCGTCTTCATCAAATTGGCCTGCTACATAACTTTTTGCCAAGTCGGTAGACGGCGCTGTGGCAAACCCTAAAAGTCCAGTTTCCGTTGTTGATATACTAACGATTCTTTTTGCAACTTCATTTATACCACTAATACTTAATATGTTAATTGAGCCCTGGTCCCTGCCATTCAGAATAATCTGCTCGGCTATAGTAACTTTCAAGGTTGAGCTTGTAATTCTACTTGCCATTCATATATCCTCCTATACATTATAAATAGTTTGTACAAAACAAAACCCCCAGATATACTGGGGCTGTTATAGATAGGGAGATTATTCTTTCTTTTCAGCTTTCTTTATGGTAGCTCGCTTTCTGGTAGTAGTCTTCTTGGCAGTAGTTTTGCGAGTTCTGCGTGGTTTTGGCTTAGGCTTTTCTATAGTGGCTACTGGCTTAGTTTCCAAAACCGGTTCAACAATTTCCAAAACCGGTTCAACAATTTCCAAAACCGGTTCAACAATTTCCTGAGCCTCTTCTATTTTTTGTTCTTTTGGCGCAGCCATGCCAGCATACTTAGGATGTTTTCTCAAATGTTTAAATTTAGGACTCCTAAGAACCCTTCTTTTCTTACCCATTATTCCTCCAATGGTTATAGTAACTAGTTTTTATTTATCAATCTAGCCCGTTCATTGTTAAAATTGCAACCAAACCGGGGAGTTCTTCTTTTACATATACGCCAGCAAATAGAGTTTCCGTTCTTCCTCCCACATATGAGATAGCAGCATCTAAATGCTTACTTATTTCAGGATCGTTGGCCATTTCTGTAGTTACAACTAATAACATCGAGCCCGTAGCTGGTTTGCCCTTGGGTAAAGGACATGGAGAACGATTCAAACAATTTTGGAATATTGCTGCTCCCAAATTTGGATCTTTTGGATCTCGAATAATCGTTGATCCAATAAACGTTCTCTTCTTGGTTCTAAGGCATCTTTCCAAATCTTTAGAATCAAACGATTGAATCGAAGATTGCTCTGAGGAAAGCTTAAGCACTTGGGCTATAAGTTTAGCAAATGCCGTGTTTGCGAACGGGAACATTCCAAGCATTCCGACTTTGCCGCGTAATAATTTAACTTGTCTTTCATTATCAAGAACAATATGAGAATGTTCTGAAACGTCACTTAAGAGTGCGGCAGCATTCTTGCTGATTGTCGAATTCAGTGCTTCTTGGGCAGATGGCTGTGATACAACATATACAATCGAGCCTTCGGCACTCACAGACTTCATATAACGCTCAAAAACGCCGTGCAAGGACACGCTAGCGCTTCCTGTGCCTCCACCCCCGCCAGCCAAGACAAACAGCCAGTCGACGCTCCCTAGCTTGGTTCTGAGGGCGTCTTCAATCACGGCCCCACTGTCTGCGAATACTGTCTTGCCAAGATTCACATCTTTTCCAATTCCATCTGCGTCGGGGATCAAGACAACATGTCTATCATCGACATCTTCAGGAACATCTTTAGCTGTAGTGTTGACAAGTAAAGTTTTATTAAATCCGATATCTAGAAAGGCCTTGGCCATTTTGCCTCCTCCGCCGCCGACGCCAATGATAGCGCAGTTTAGAGAAGAAACAACTTCGTTATCGGCCAACTGCTCTTCGCCCTTTACCTCTTCGTTGTCACCATAGTGGTCTATGAAATCAAAATCACTCATATTTATTATCCTAGTTATAATAAATAGTTCCCTAAAAAACAAAACCCCCAACCGATTGGAAGGGGGTTTGAGAACGATGCCTACAAGATTAGTATCAAGTAAACGTTACAGCGATTGTTCCACCAGTCGTTCTAAGACAAGCTTTCAAACCCACCGTGTCCGTATTGTGCGATGCATAGAAGTACAGGTAAGACCCCGGTAAGATCGTAGTGTCCGCACCAGAAGCAGTCAATATAATCGACTCATCGGCATCAGTCGGAACAGTCGCCCGAGTGAAGACAGAATCCCCAGCGCCGGAAACGAGAACTTCACTGGATTCTGCATCCAACCCAGCGGTGGTGTGAGTTACGAACGTAAGAACTGAAGACGCAGCCATCACATTACCTGTAAAGATAATAAGGCCGAATTCTCCACTCTGGTGATTCGCAGCAGCCGCCGTATATGTGACCGTCGACGCTAAATTACCAGTCAAGCGAACAATCTCCAGATCATCTGGAATCGGTGCTGCTCCAGCAGTACCAATTACAACATCTGTCCCAACAACCGCAGTCTCTCCAAACAGTCTTGTCCCTTGAGCAACTGAAACAACAGAACTCTGTTCTCCAAGCTCTTCCAAAACTAAAGCTAAATTAATTAATTTCGCATGCGGTGTCGTCACTGCGACGGCTGAGGCGGCGGTATGTGTCTGTTCCGCGCCGAAGTTAAATATCCATGGCAAAGCAAGTCCCAGTTCACTATAACCGTGATGCCCCTTACCATCTGTTCGATTTACTGTATCGCGGCCTCGGAGGCCCTCAACTAATGCTTGGATTCGTGCCAAGCCCACTCTTTTCGTACCCATAGTTAAAAACCCTCCCTTGGCTTTCGCCATTTATAATCATGTCCCTGCATTGGTCTATTTCAACAATACTAGGGGGTAGCTCAAAGTCTACCCGATAACTAGGTTATGAATCCTTTGATTCAATTATAAATAGTAACTCGCGGAGCTATAAGCAATAAACAATAAAAAAACCCGCCCTCCGAAGAGAGCGGGTTGGAATAGGTCAGTTAGACTCTATGGATTAGCTAGTTGCACCAGCTTCACCAAGGAGACCACGGACAATCACAAGGCCATACATATCAGGACGCACCATTTTCTTGGCGTACCGAGTCATGACACCCTTGCGGGGCACGAAGTCTTCAGTACCGAAAATGGTCGGCGTGACTTGTAATGGCACATACGGAGCGTATACATAGCCAGACTCAAGGAACGAGCCACCCTTACGACCAACCAACACGAGGTTGCGCGGGAAATAAGGATCGACATAGACATCCCACTTCTTAGAGATTGAGCCAGTCTTAACGGCACCAACGGTACCGCGATCAGCATCAGCCGTCACAGAAGCACGGAATCCAGCCGTGAACTCAAGGATATTAGCAACCTCTGGTGAAGTCACCAAGAAGTTTGCACCACCCCGAAGTGTCTTACGGTGGATCTGAGCGGACACATCATTGATGGTCTCGATCAGAGTCTCATACCACTCGGAAACCGTACCGGTGAAGTCAGGAGCAGCCGAAGATGCACCAATTTCAGCACCAGTAGTGCGGCTCACGAAGAGGCCAGGTGAGCGTGACCAGTAATAAGTACCGGCGGTAGCACCTTGGACAAGATCGTTAAGAATCTCACGATCAATCTCAAGAGCAATCTGCTCGGAGAGAATTGAAGTAAGCTCAACCTCGGCATCCAAGTTGTGATAGGCATTCAAATCCTGTCCCAACTCAGGTGACCACTTGGCTTTGAGTTTCTTAGTGATCGCCGTAACAGCAATACTATCCACCTTGATGTCAATCTCAGGAATAGTATCTTTTTCCGCGTCGGCGCCGGTGCCACGGTTACCAGTGCCCGGTGAAGGCTCTTCAAGACCCCATGTATCCGTACCAACGACGGAACCAAGACCGGTGCCTGCGGTGAACGCATCCACAAGTGGGAAAGTCAAGATTGGTGCAGACGTGTCCAACTCATGAGTCGCGCTATCTGCGTCTGAAACAACATAAAAACTAAGATATAGCGCCTTTGAGTCGGCCACAATTGTGGTACCAGCAGAGTCATAATACCCCGAGTGGGTTAAACGACGAGCAATCTTAGCGGTAGAGATACCCATAAGTGCACCACCATCAGTCTCAAGCAATTCACACATAGGAAGAGCGTTAAGATTGATTGTATCCATCTGGGCCTTTGACAGCCTAACCACCAGATGACTAACAGTGCCTGCGCTTTTCGCAAGAATATCGGGATCATACCTAATCTGCGCTTTCTGCCCTGCGGTCAAGCTTGAAATTGTTACGCCACCAGCGGTAGTAAAGGCGCCGGCGTCTACGAGTTCATCGCCGGCTTTGCCACTTTCCAGAGACGCAATTGCAGTCTGAGCCGATTCCGTTAAGGGGAGCGAACCAGTGGGCGAAGAATAAGCATTGGCAAGGTTGTAAAACCCGCCGGCGTCTTCAGTGATATCTGAGACACCACCAGTAATCTGACTGGCCACCACTCCACCACCGTAGAGGGAAGCATTTTCATCTATCCCCGCACGACCTTCCTGATACGTGAAGTCTAGGAAGAAGATAAGCCCACTAGGCAGACTCATCGGTTGCACGCTAACGAGGTCGTTAGCAAGCAGTCCGCCGAAAACTCGTCGGACAAGGGGGAAAGCTACAGATGCGAATCCTTCCACATCGCCTGCGGCCATAGAAGAAGCTTCTCGGAGAAGCTGCTTGGCTTGGTTTTCGAGAAGTCGCGCCATGCCGTTGCGAGTAGAGTCGCCGGCAAGGCCTTCGAGAAGACCAGTCTTTTCCCACTTCGAAAGTAAGGCATCGCCCTCTTTCTTGAGATCGCGGTTCACGATCCCTTCAGTTAATTTGTTTAATACTGACATTTTTAATCACCTCCTTTTTGTATTAAATATTGGATTATTCTGTCAAGTTAATACCCGCCAATTTTTGGAACCGTTCTTTCAGGAGGCTTTCGCGTTCTGAATTAACTTTTCTTCGTCTTGGCAAAGTTGATGAAGGTCGTCTGATAGCTTCGCTCAGCGATTTTGGCTTTCTATCTCTAGAACTGCCCGCTGCGCTTTGAAGGGTTTCAAAGATTACCTTCGCCTCTTCAACAGAATCAGCCTTGCGAATAGATTCGACAACTTTTGATTTTTGTCGCTCATTCAGGGAGGCACTATTCAATGCCTGATTCATATAGAGAAGTTTAGCATTGGAAAGGTTAGTTTCAACTAACTTTTCTTTCAATGCAAAAAGTGTGTTGGTCAATTTTTTATTTTTCTTGACCAAAGATTCGTTTGTTATAGTAAGACGGTCGTGGGCGTCCTGAAGGGCAGAAATCTGCTCTTGGGCCTCTGTTCCGCTGCGTCTTGCTAATTCTAATTCTTCGGCGTGGAGTATTTCACCCTCGCCCGTGGCCATCCAGCCTGACTTAGTGGGCATCACGTCAACGACGAGTTCTTCCACTAAATCTTTAATCATATTTTCATCGATCTCGATGTCTTCTTCTGGCTCTTCCTCGGCCGCCAGACGGGTGTCTCGGCGCTTCTCCGCTTGGTGTTTTGTATAGGCTATATCCTCATCGCTTGGATCCCAATTTTCGCCGGCGTGCAGCCAACTCTCCGGATCGTGCGCTTCCAGTAAAGAAGAAAGATCGATCTCCTCATCAAGCTCCTCTTGGAGAGGGAAAGGCTCTTCTTCCTCTTCGGCCCCAAACTCGGTAGCCAGTTCTTCTTGCGGCATAGGCTCGCCTGTTTCCATTTCAGCCGAGATCCTTTTGAGATCTTCTAGTGAAAACTCCATCTCGACATCTTCTTCTGCATCGGGGCAGGGACATAAATCTTCACCTTCAGCAGCAGCCAAAGGAGGTTCCTCACCTAAGCCCTCTTCTGCTCCAACAGTCATGCCCGCGCCAAACATCTCTTCAGGAGTAAGGTCATCTTCCTCAGCTTCCAATAAGCCTTCGACTGCAACGCGAACTTCATCACCATACTTTTCTAAGATCGTAGTTTCTGCATTCTTTAATGCAGCGCTTCTAAGCGTCTGCGCGTCGATGATGGCTTGTCCTAACAATGTTGACATATTAATTTTTTCCTCATGTTGAAGAACCTCTACATTACACAAATAAGTAGTATTCAAAAACCACAAGTTCCAATAAGTTTGCTTATTGGGTACAGTTTTCGAATACTACTTGTTTTTCAAGGCTTCTTTTCTAATTGTCTCTTCCCTCTTGAGTCGTTCACGGCGTCTCTTGGCAGAAGGCTTTTCGAAATATTGTCTTTTTCTATATTCTTCAACAATTCTAAGCTTTTTACATTTTTTTAAAAATCGTTTAATAGCTCTTTCGGGATGTTCTCCTCTCTTGACTATCACGGTAACGTGAGAAGGGCTTTTGCCCTTAGTATCTACTTTTGGTTCTTGTCTCTGTCTCTGTCTATTGTCGTTCTTCCAATCTCTATTTCTATTTCTTTTATGCTTTTCGTTTCTATTATATCCCATAATTCCTCTTTTGCTTACCCAACACCACTAGATCCCGACCAATTATCATAAGTCCCCCCAATGAGAGGAAAGTTACTAGTTGGTATAGGAGTTAAGCCGGCGATGACCGAAGCAGTTTGCTGTATGGTGGTATGAGAGAGTAAAAAAACCGACTTAACTCTGTAGTCGGCCGAGAACGACTCCGAGCCAGAAAGTATTGCATAGTTGTCATGGCCGGACGCGCCGGCCTTCAGGCCATTCGCCGAGAATCCTACTCTCAAGTCTCCAGTGGAACCAGACTCGTTTCTTATAATAATAAACTTTGTAATTCTTGGAAAAGTAATCTCTAATGGTGTTCCGCTGTTAGGCGGGATGGTTATCGAAGCTGACAACCAAGGTTCCGTGCTAATTTGGTAGGAACCGACGTTACGGAAGCCGGCTGTGTATTTAAATTCGTATGACATTATATACCTCTTTGTAATAAATAGTTCGTATTTTTAGAAACCGTTAGTCTTAAATCCATTTCCAACAACTTTACCACCCGTTGTTGGCGAATCAACAGAAATGGTACTGAATCCTTTGCCTTTCGCCCCTCTGGTTTTTTTCCTGCGGAACCTTCTGATTCTTTGCACAACTGTTTCACCAGCCGAGCCTTCAACATAAGATATCTTTGGATATTGCGATGAGCCCTCTGACGCAGAGACGCCTTCCCATCCTGGCCCCGTATACGTCGCTGCGGACGGCTCCACATCATCAAAGTCCGCCTCAGCTACAATCCATATCTCAAAGCTATCCAGTGCTGCCATGTCGGCTAATGCGTCGGCGCCGAATGCAATCTCATTAAAACCCGAAGTGGTCCAACTACTAACATCAAACTCACCTGAGTAGGGGGTTCCGAACACTATTTTATCAAAATCTCCAGCAACGTAATCTGTCTCGAAGTCCCCGGCCGCGGTTTGATGGCCCTTCACAACTCGAAGATTATTCGGCCCGGTGCTCTGTCCATACAATTTTAAGATAGCAGAAGCTGGTGTTACTGTTATAGCGCTGGTGTCCCAAGCCATGGCAATTCTATACAAGTCATATTTCCCGGCACCTGTTGCTATCTTTGGGCGCTCCTGAGTACCAAGCTTCTGAGGGGCCTGGGTCGCTTCCGTAGCATCCCTAGCGTCATCCCAGGAGTCAGCGTTGTCTACTCTAAACTGCATTGTCCTGCCAGGGGTAATATCAGGCATTAATCTCCTCCACCGACGGAATGGTGCCGCCGAGGCTAGTCCACTGAATTTGTACCTTAAAGCTTCTCATAATTGTTTACCCTACTAAAGTCTTCCAATTTTTACCGCCCAAAGCTAAAATGCCTGAGATATCAACGCCTGCATCTCCTGGGTCTTGGCCATGAAGCGGATCTGCCATGGCGGTTGGCGACGGTGTTCCACTATCTCTTATGGGAGATGTTCCCTCAAAAAGGTTAACACCATTAAATGCGTCTTTCCCTATTGCATCTAATAAATCTTTTCTTTGTCTTTTTGCCTCTTGCAATTTTATATTATCAACATCTCTTGTTCTTGGGGCTGGAGTTCTCTTTTGTTCTGTTATAACTTGGCCTCCGAGACCTTTCGCTACTTCTGCTACAATATTAGATAAAAGCCCACTTTCAAGAAGTGTTTCTTGAACACACTCTTTAACAAGGGGTTTGATAATTTTCTTTAATTCTGACTTCTTCATCAATTCCTCAAAATATCATTTAAGATACGATTAATTCTATCTGCTTTTGTAAAAATATTTGATTCTCTATGTTCCCTCATGCCAATTTTCATTTGCATAAATGCACCAGGAGTTGATGGCTCTGAAACGAAATCAAAACAGATCAATTGAAAGTCGTCCTCAACAATAGTTTGTCCATTTGATTCTTTTACAGATCCTAGACCTCTGGATGATATACCAAGGGTAACGCCGGAATTAGCTAACTGTCTGAGAATGTTACCTGAAGGTGTGTCTAGAACCTCAACTTTTCCCATTAAGGATGGACCATCCCACCACATATCTGTAACAAGATGGGAGGCATTCTTAAGATTAATAACTGAGTCGTCGGGATGATCTAATTCACCAAGGGCTCGGCGTTCTTTTACAAGTTTCCAATAGTTCTCTACTTCTCTCTGAAGGATATTCTTGGAATACACTCTACCATTACCATTAGGTGTGTCAAACTTCTGCATGCAACCTGACATATAGAACTTCTTGCCTGAAGCCATGTCTCGCTTTTCCTGCTCGGTTAGAAAGTCTTGACACACCCCTCCGTCACAAAGGGCATAGTATTCTCGTAAAAGTTGTTTAGTACTCATGTTTGTCTCCAAAAACGACATAAGCGGGCGCAACCCGCGTGAGTTAGGAACCGCTGCAACAGCGGCGAACTCTTGGTATGTTTCTACGTCGCATTATTCTTCTCCTTTGTGATTTTCATTTGTCATATCCTCTACTTCTCATGTTTTCAGGGCTCATCGGTGAGGGAAGGGATCCCTTAACGTATCCTCTCTTTACCAAGTCTTTTTTCAATTCTTGAGACAGTGCGTCTTGATTGAGTCGACCTTTATATCTACGATCTCTATAATCTGCATAACTTATAAATACATTTCCATCTTGGTCAACAATTGTATAATTGCCATTGTTATCGTCGTAGAACGCTGCTGGGCCGTATAAGCCGACTAGCATGTAGCGCAGGCCGCGGCTGCCTCCCCAGGTGGTTTTGCTGGCTTCGGCCGGTAGCGTGCCGCCGGCTTTGAGCTTCCTTTCGAGGTTGTCCACAATACCATCTTCGACGTCTGGTTCGGGCCTAACAAAAACATATTTTCTTAGTTCTTTGGCGGTCATGACTGACTGTGGGGCGGCGTAGCTACGGACACCCAACTTAGCTGCCGTGTCAAAATAATATTTGCGACGTTCAAGAAAATCCTCAATAAAATCATCTGTTCCACGCGTTAGCTGAGAAACAAATTTCAGTCTCGCGTCATCGCGTTGTTGAAACACTTCACGGCTTCGTTGTTGACCACGGGCTCGCGCCGCCTTTTGCTCTTCCTCTTTCTCTCGTTGGGCTTTCTCAATAGCTTCTTTTTCTCGGGTCGCTTTCGCGGCTGCTTGAGCATCTTGTTCTGCTTGGGCAGCCGCAATCTGATCTTCTAGTTCTTTGACTCTTGCACGAGCCTTGCTGCCGAAAGGATCGCGGAGAAAATCCATAATACCTTCTTGAAAAACTTCATCTTCTTTTAAAACTTGTTCAAGCTCCTCTTTGATAATCTGTGTAAGTTGTAATTTTTTAATCTTCATTTTGATATTCCCTTATCGATCTTTATGCCTTCATCTCCGACGATCATTGATAATAGATAAGAAGTTCCGGCTCCAACAAACCCACAAATGAAAAAGTTTGCTAAGGTATAGTCAAAAGTAAATAGTTCTGTCCACTCGTTAATGGCAAAGAAAAACCAACCCGAATGGAAACCAAAACACAGAGGGCAGTGGAATAATTTTCCAAGACCACAACATCTTTCCTTCGAAGGTCGTATTCTATCAAAAATGCTCGCATATACAACAAGAAAAGTCAAGCCGTAACAAGCGAGTGCAAACCATAATAATTCCATGTTAATTCCTAATATGAATAAGACAGCCAATAAGGGCCGTAGTTGTAACCTGGACGAAGAACGCCCTTTGTTTCGCCATGGGGGACTTCGCCAAGCTCAGTCGACTCCTCTTCTTCTGGATCTGTAAATCTATCCGATTCCATTTCATCATATTTCTCGACAAACTCAAAGTATGGACGTTCTTCGTCAATCCATTTTGAAAGATTAATTATTGACATCTTAATAGGATCAAACTCTTCTGATGTTAAAAGCTGCCCTTCCATAGAACCATATACTGAACCGCCCTGTATAGAGTCGGGAGCAACTAGCCCTTTTCGAACTAGAAACTTAAATAACCTGTCTTGGGCTCCGTAGACAAGCTCTGACATTAAATCTTTTGCAATAACTAAAACTTTTTGTTTATCTTTGAGAATTATAATATCGATATCGCTATGGTCTGATATATAATAATCTCCATTCATGGACCTTCTTATTTGAAGCTCCACACTAGTAATTACGGGACTTGGCTGTTCCTGTTCGGCTACATCATCGCCAACAGTAATCTTAATGGCCATTAATCATTGCACTCCGCGATAAGATTTTGAATGCTCATAACTTTTTCTATCATATTGGTATTAATCTTTTTCGTTTGGAATCTACCAACGACCTCTTCGATCTCTGTAAGTTTCTTTAACATATCTCTATCTTGTTTAATGTCGTCGCTTTCCCGCAGATTGGTAAGGTTTTCTTTTATCCTAATCAACTCTTCGTTCAAGTATACTTTAAGCTCAAGACCTGAGTTGTTAAACGAAAGTATATATTTATTCAACAATTCTTGTTGTTCGTTGAGAAGCTGACCAGTATACTTTTTATTGAAGTTTTCAATAACTTTCTTAAATACTAAATTATCAATATGCTCCATTCGCTTTTCCGAGTCGGGGCCTTTGGGCCTGGAAACTAGTCGGCCGATCATCTTTCTTTCCAAAAGCACTTTTTCTTTTGCTGTGAGCGCATCACTAAAGATTTGAGAGATTGAAGCCAGAGTTTTATAATTGGGAACAAAATTAGAAAAAACCTTCTTGCCCATTGTTTTGTTTATCGACTCTATCAAGGCGCTTTGCTTTTCGAAAATCTCTTCTTTGTTTAGAACACTATATTGCTTTTTTACCTCAGTGATTAATCTTTCTGCTGTATATACATCTAATTGGCTAGTATCTTTGAGAGCTTTGTAAAGATCTAGCTCAACATTTAAGACTGTACCTTTGGAAAAGTGTTCTTTTAACATAGAAATTAAAATTTCTTTACGCTCGATATCTTTGCTAACAACGGCTTTTGTTAAC